TAGTTTAGACAGTTTCATGAAGCAAGCAGCAATCTATGCCAACATCTTTGGACACTCATGGATTGTAATGAGCAAGCCTGATGTGGGCGCAGTTACTCGTGCAGATGAGATGGCACAAAATGTGCGTCCTTATGTTAACTTGCTAACTCCACTTGCAGTTACAGATTGGAAGTGGGCTCGTAGACTAAATGGCAGTTATGAACTTGTCTACTTAAAGTATGTTGAAGATGCCAACGATACTATTACAGTTATCAAAGAGTGGACTAAAGACACAGTGGCCACAACAACGCTAAGCCACAAAGAAGAAATGATCGTTGATCGCTTAGAAGAACTAAATGGCTTGGGCATGATTCCTGCTGTTATCATGTATGCACACACCAGTTCAGTTCGTGGTATTGGCTTGTCAACAATCAGTGATATTGCTGATGCACAGAAGTTCATCTTTAACATGACCAGCGAAGCAGAGCAAGCAGTTCGCTTAGGCAGTCACCCATCGCTAGTTAAAACCAAAGACACCAACGCTGGTTCTGGTGCTGGCAGTATCATTGAGATGGAAGCCAATTTGGATCCTGCATTGAAGCCTTATGTGTTGGAGTTTAATGGACAAGAGATTAGTTCAATCTACAGTGCAATCAACAACACAGTTGCCAGCATTGATAAGATGGCCAACACTGGCAGTGTTCGTGCAACAGAAACTGCTGTAATGTCTGGTGTCAGTCGTGAAGTAGAGTTCCAGTTGCTTAATGCTCGTTTAAGTGAACAAGCTGACAACATTGAACTTGCTGAAGAACAACTATGGCAAATCTACGCTGCTTATCAGGGCACTGCATGGGATGGTCTAATAAAGTATCCAGACAGTTTTGCAATTCGTGACACACAAAATGATTTAGATCAATTGGTCAAAGTCTATGACAAAGTGCAAGACCCAGTAGCAAAAGCAATTATTGAAACAGAAATGCTAAATTTAGTGGATATTACCACTGAAACCGCACCCGCGTAACGAGAACTTACTAAATAGAATGCGGGGATTGATCGTCCCCAAATAAACATACTCTCATTAGAGGAGAGGCAGAAGGATAACAATGGCCCAAGAAAACATTGGCACAACAGCGGATACTGATACTGCTGAACAAAATTACAATCAGGTAGAAAAGACTTACTCTCAAAAAGAAGTAGATGACATGATGGCTCGCACTAAAACTGCTGTAGTCAAAAAGGCATTAAAACCATATGAGGACTTAGGTGACCCAGATACTATTCGTGGAGTGCTTACACAGCATCAACAACGCGAACAGGAAACTGCACTAAAGCGTGGTGAGTTTGATCGTGTTATGAGTGACCTGGCAACCAAGAAGGATGCTGAGATCTCAAAACGAGATGCGATTATTCGTGAGTTTAAAGTTGAACAACCTTTGGTTAACTTGGCGGCACAGTATCGTAGTGTAAACCCAGAACAGGTAAAGCAATTGCTCAAGCCTAATCTGCGTTTAAATGAAGAAGGTGATGTTGAAGTTCTTGATCCCAAGACTGGCAGCGTCAGGTATGACGACAATGGCTCTCCCTTAACTGTGGACAAATATGTAAAAGAGTTCTTGGACGCGAACCCACACTTCACTTCTGCTACGCCTGCAACAAGTAATACTCAAGGTAATGTTAACAAGACAGTTGGCACGCCAATTGATCTTAAAAACTTAGACTTAACACGACCTGATCACAGAAAACTATACGCTGAAGCAAGACGCAACGGCAAAATCTAACTATTGAATAGTTAGGCAAAGAATAGAAAAAGGTAAAATAAAATGGCTTACAACACCGCATTTGATTTAGACAGTTTAATGGTTAACACCAAGGCTGCAACAGTATACACTGCTCAAGAGAGTTCATTGTTCCTGGCTGGTGGCATTGTTCCAACAATCCAACTTCCAGCAGGTAGCATCGCTGCACAAATCCCAGTTATGGGTTCTGTTACAGCAACTAAGTTGGGCTCTGCTTCCCACGACGCAGAAGACTTCGCTGCTGTTGGTATTACAGATAGCAAAGTTATCATCACTTCAAACATCTACGCTGCTCGCGAAGTTGTTCGTGACCTAGGTGGTATTGACCCTAACGAATTGGGTCGTGTTTTAGGTAATGCAGTTTCTGCAGCCTTTGACAAAGATGTCGTAGCCGCAATGGCTGGTCTGACAGCCTCTGCTGACACAGGCACAATGACATTGAACGCATTGTTTGACGCTGCTGCACAAATCCGTGCTGCTGGTGAAACAGGTCCTTTGGTTGGTGTTATCAGCCCACAAGCCGCTGCTGAATTGATGAAAGTCATTGGCTCTGCTGCTTACGCTGGCGGACAGTTCCAGTCTGAAGCAATGGCTAACGGTTTCGTTGGTCGCATCGCTGGTATCACAATTTTCCAAAGTGCTTTCGCTACAGCCGCTGTTTCTGGCGTGACTGGTTTCAAAGGTGCTATTTTCGCACAAGACGCTCTACGCATTGCTATGTTCAAGAATGTTGACCTAGAAGTTGCACGCCGTGCTGCTGCTGTTGGTAATGACATCGTTGCTTCATTGCACGCTGGTGTTGGTGTTGTTGACGCAACACGCGGTGTTAAATTAGTTGACGCTTAATAGTTAATAGGAGATCACGATGTCTTTTATCATTTCAGGTAATACATTCCGCAGTTTTGCTGAATACCAGAATGTGCTGGATCGTGACCAACGTCTATTTGAAAGCAATGAAGGACTAACTGACGAAGTTGTTGAAGACATGTTGATCCGTGCCAGCGAGAGATTGCTGGTGCGTATCAGAGCAACGGATTGGTGGAGAAATTACCAATTCAAACGCAACACTGCTTTAAAGAACGATGTTAGATTAGTTCCTCCAGTTAACCCATTGAAGATTATTACACGCAAAGCAGACTTTACTGACCTGTGTGTATTTCTTGCCTTAGCAGAATATATTTTGCCAAAGATAGCAGACTTTGCTAATCAAGATAGTGCTGAAGTCCAAAAGATCAAGTATTATGAAGATAGAAGCGAGAAACTGTTCAATGAGATAATTGAAGCAGGAGACTGGTATGACTTTGCTGGCGATGGCACAGTCAACACAACTGACATTGAGCCTTCAAGACTTAACCTGGTTCGTGTGCGATGAGAACTGAATTATTAACTTACCTAAGAGCTAATTTGTCAGGTAGCATTACTGCTGCCTTAGAATTTCCTTGGAATCAAGGTGATAATCCATTGTATCTTCAAAACAAGAAACGAGTTTATCTTGATGAGCCTGTTATAAGACAGACTTCAGTCATTCAACTATTAAACGGTCCAGATATCACAGAAACTGAAACAACAGTTAAAGGATACCTGGCAGTTGATGCTAAGAATAGACCTATTGATTTAGATTCAGTATTGGCCACTTTAAAAGCGGCAAAAGATTTGTCCACCATAAACGATTCTTTTAGAAAAGAATTTGATTATGATGTGACTATTGACAGAGATGTCATGACTTATACTTTTGAGTATAGGTTCTACACAATTAATTAAGGAAAACTAAAATGGCATATATTAATGCATCAACAGCAGTTAACCGTGTTAAACTTGTGCTGATCAAAGCTTCAGCAATGGCAGGTGCAACACCAGCTGAGTCTGACTTTTACACAGCAGCAAGTAACACAACTGGCGCAATCACAACAGTAGCAAATGACGCTATCGTTGTTCCAGGTTTACAAGACGTAACTATCAACAACGCCAATGGTTCATTCCGTTGGAAGCAATTGGACCAATCTGGTGAGAATGTTATCACAACCAACGCTACCAACAGCCTTAGCGGTAATTTCGTCTTAGACGGAACTACATTCTTTGGTGCTGGCGCTGGCGCTGGCGCAGGTCAAGATGGCATCTTTAAAATGTCTAACAACCGCACAGCCGTTGCGTTCTTGTTAGCACCAGAAGGTGTTACAGATGGTAAGAAGTTGTTCGTAGGAACAGGCTTTATTTCTGCATTGGCCCCAACTGTTTCAGCTGATAGTCCAGTGTTTGTATCTCCAATTACTATTGAAGTAAACGGGGACTACACATTGCTAACAACCGCAGCAGCAGCATAATAGTTTAAGAAACTAATAGAAAGCACCTAAGCGGTGCTTTTCTTCTGAGTGCTAAATAAACTTGTTCACAGGAGAACAGATATGATTTTTGATAAACTAAGCGAAGAAGACATTTTAAGAGCACTTGAAGCAGAAGTTGCTAAAAGTATCTCAGAATTAAAATGTCTACGCAAAGACGCTGAACAGATTGACGCACGTTTGCGTTTTATACTGTCAGCAATACACTACTTGAAGAATCAAGTAGATGACTACAAATAAGATTGGATATATGATATGGCACTCAAACTAACACAATTGGCTAGCAAGCCACAACTGATTAAGATTACTCTGGACACACCAGAGATCAAAGAGACCTATGGCGACGAACTAGAGTTCTGGATTATGGATCGTCAACCTATTGATCAGTTTATTAAAATGGCAACACTCAGAGATGACAACCAAGGCGAGATGATTCGCATGGTAAATGATCTAGTGTTGGATGAAGAAGGTAAAAAAGTCCTAGGTGAAGGTGAAGCCCTACCAGGACAGGTGCTAATTGCTGTTATTGCCGCAGTGGTAGATCGCCTGGGAAAGTAACAAACGAGGAGATCAAAGAAGAATCTCCTGAGCTGGCAATGATTATGTTGATAGACACACTGGGTGAACGCTATGGCGTATTACCCAGTGAAGTGATACGCAGAGCAAACACATTTGATGTATTTGTAGCAGACACAGCTATTGGATTTAGAAACATGCAGCAAGACCGTGCAATGAATAGTGGTAAGCCAATTGATCCTGGCTCTTACCAACAAGAGGAATTATTACAAATGGTTAAAGATAGTCGTGGCGAAAGTTAATTTAGACAGTTTCATGAAACAAATGGCCCAGCTAGAGGCCATTGGGGATGACCTGCCTAAAGCCGCACACAAGCACTTTGTTGACATAACTCCCAAGCGCAGTGGTAATGCCAAACGACGAACAACATTACAATCAAATAAGATTGTTGCTGACTATCCATATAGTCAACAATTAGATCAAGGTGCTAGTAAACAAGCAACCAAAGGTATGACAGAACCAACAGAGCAATGGATACAACAAGAAGTTGATCGTAGGCTTAAAGGATTATAAGATATGGCAAGTAGCATTCGTGTTGTTTTAGAAGTAGACAATAAAAAATATATTGCTGATGTTAAAGCAGCAGAGTCAGCAACAAAAAAGTTTGGTGACTCTGCAGAAGCTAGCACCGCGCAAGCCAATAGAGCGTTTAATAAAATAAATGGCACCACAGATATGGTGTCTAAGAAGTTCTCAGGAATGAGATCAGCACTGGCAGGCCTAGCGTTTGGCGCTTTGGGTCGTAGTGCTTTACAAATGGCTGATCAACTACAGGACCTGAGTAATAGTTCAGGCATTGCCACAGCACGCCTGTTAGAGTTCAAAGCGGCTCTGACCACAAGTGGTGGTGAAGCAGATCAAATGCCACAGGCCATTAGTCAGTTTGTAAGAAGCATTGACGAAGCCGCACAAGGCAGCTTAAACGCACAACATGAGTTCAAGCGTCTAGGCGTCAGTCTTAAAGATCTTAGAACACTC